GACCAGTTGTCGGGGTAAAGTTCGCCCTGTTGCAGGTTGTAGAAAAACGTCGGCCAGCTGATGGCACCCATCTGGAAGGCACCCACCAAGCTGGTGAAGGTCTGGCCGTCAATGCGTGCGGCCACGAAGTCGGTGGGCAAGACGATGTAGTTCTCTTCGGCGTATTCGGCCACCGTCGGCTTGGTGCCGATCCACCACGCGGCCCATTGCAGGGCCAGCGAAATGGTGGCGCTGGCGGCCTCGGCAATGTTCACAAGCGTGGCTTGCTCGGCATCGGCCCGCAGCTTCACCGTGCCGAAGGTTTCCGCTTCGTTCTTTTGCGGTTCAATCATGCGTGCGCCCATGATTGCCATCTGCTCTTGCTTCTCTTTCAGGGCGTCTTTCAGGTCAGTTAGCCCGCTGCCCGTGAATTCCAAAAAGCCCACCTTGGCGTCGTGGTTGTCGGAAATCCACGCATGCGTGGTGCCCATAATCAAATCCTGCTTGGGGTCGAAGCCGAAGGCGTAGGGCGTCGGGAGCCCGGCCAAGTGGCGGCCGTTTTCCAAGTCGGCGCTGGTGCGGTAGTGGCTCAGGTTGATTTCCACCATGTCTTCCAGCGGGGCTTTGCAGATCCCCATTTTCGCGCCCTTCAGGGTGTGGGGAATGAAGGGGATGGCCGTCAAGGCCTTGCCCCGGCGCTTCAGTTCCACGGCCTCGGCCGAAGTCTCGGCACCGGCTTGCACGCGGCTGGTGGTCAGCATCACCTTGCCGTCGATCAGCTCGTAAACGCGGAAAATTTCGGTGTGCTCATGCTCGAGGGTGACGCGGTTCAGCGTGCTGGTGTCTTCCCGCAGGGTCAGCAGCACAAGCACGTTGCGGCCCGCGATCCGGTCAACGTGCCAGTTGGTCACGTCTTCGCTGCGGTAGTGCGCGAAATACGGCCGCGCCTCTTCGTTGCTCCAATCGATCAGGGTGCCGCCGTGGCCCGGCCCGTTCATTTCCTCGCACACGTCGCGCACGTATTCGTTGAAGGCCGAGCCTTGCAGGTCAACGTCGCCCATGAATTTTTCCATGGCGTCTTCGGTCTTCACCTCGGGGCTTTTCCGCATCAGCAGGCCCACCAGTGCCGCCAGCGTGCGCCCCGTGAAGTTGGCGAAGACGGCCCGGGCCTTGTATCGCTCATAATCGGCCGGGCTTTGCTCATGCAGCGCGGGCAGGTCGGTGGCCCCCCGCGCCTTCACCGCTTCGGCCCCTGTGATCACCGCCCGCATGCGTTCCCATCGGGAAATCGACGCGGTGTAGTCGGGATTTTCGGCCCGGTAAATGGCGGTGCTTGCGCTCTTCGTGGGCCTCCCCGTGTGGGGAATGGTTGCTGGTGTGGGTGCGTCAAATGCCATGGCGGTGGGGCGATTGCGCCACCATGACAACTTCAGAGGGCTTTACAAGCGCGGCGTTGGCTCCCGGGCGGCGGCGGGCACCGCGAGGTCGCACGCCTCGGCCAGCGCACGCACCAGCGCGGCCGTGTGGCCGTCGGCATCCGGCCGGGCCAGCTTTTCCACTTCCATCATGGCGCGGATCTTCCGGTGCGCGTGAATCGCCGTGCCGTGGTCGCGGCTGAAAAGGTCGCCGGTCACCTCCCACGTGGCGGCGCAGCTTTCCCGAATCAGGAACATGATGATTTGCCGCATCAGGGCCACGTCGGCCGGTCGGCCCCGGCCCATCACCCGGGTGGCGGGGATTCCCGTCAACTCTTCGGCGGCATACGCAAGTTTGCGCACAAGGTCAGGCGTGGGGGTGCCCGTGCGCCCTGATTTCGGGGTAATCCTCGAAAGCATAAGCACCGCACGATGCGCAACGCCAAAATTCAATGGTTTTTCGTTCATGGTTCAGGAAGGCACTGCCGTGGGTAATCTCGGCCCGGCACTCGGGGCATGCAGCCCCAAAAAACCGGAGTGGCACGGGCTCGGCCACTCCGGGGATGCTGGTGTATTGCTGCGGCTCTTCCACCGCCCGGGGCTTGGTGGTCACCTTGCGGCATCCAATCCGTGGCCCCGTTGTCGGGGTTTTCGCCGCCATCAAAATGGGATGTCGTCGTCTTCGTCAAATCCAAGCGCCCCGCTGCTGCCGCCCGCGCCATCGGCGAAGCCACGCTGGCCGCCCTGCGGTGGCTGCTGCTGGCCTTGCCCGGCTGGTGGCTGGCCTTGTGGCCGCTGGCGGCCCTCGCCACGCTTGGCGGCGTCTGCGGCGGCCTCGGCAAAGCTGAAGGTTTCAATCACGAAGACGTTTTTGCTTCGCGGCTGGCCCGTCGCCTTGTCTTCCCACCGTTCATTTTCCATCCGCATGTCGGCCAGAATCGGGCTGCCCTTGCCGGTGTAGTTGTGAAGGTTTTCGGCGGTGATGCCCCACGCCTTGACGTCGAAGTAGGTCACGCTTTCTTGCTGGTTGCCGTTGGCGTCTTTTCCCTTTCGGTTCACCGCGATGGTGTTGGTCAGCACGGCGGTGCCCTTCGGGGTGTAGCGCAGTTCGTGGTCGTGCGTGAATCGCCCGCCGACAATGGTTTTCTGGTAGTTCATGGGGTTGGTGTTGGGGTTGGGGAAAAGGGAAGGGGCTGGCTGGTTTTCGGCATGTAGAGGGGATGTCGCGGGCTGCCGTCGGCGGTCAGGCCGAGGCATGTCAGCTTCACCCCGCTTTTTTCCATCAGCCATTGCACGGTGCGGTCGCGGGTGCAGTGGTGACCGTGGGCACCCCAAGCGGCCACGACAAGCCCGGCCCGCTCGGCATGAAATCGCATGTCGGTGAGGTTCCACATCACGGCTTGCGTGCCCTCTTCGTGGGCCTTCATGTCGGCCGGATCGGTCGCCCGAAACGCGAAGAGGTTCGCCATCAGCAGGGCGTCGAATCCCCACTGCTTGGCAAAGCCCACGCACCGCCTGATGGTCGGGTCGTCTTTCGTGGCGTCGGCCGTGCTCGGGTTCAGGCCGATGAACATGCAAAACGGCCCGGTGCCCCATCGCCTCCAAAGCGTGAAGCGGTAGGCCTTGCAGTCGCTGAAAGTCGCGCTGCTTGGTTCAAAGCTCGGCTGCTGGAAGAGGTCGGCGCTCACTGCTGCTTCGGGTTCACGACGGCGTCGGCGAATGCCAGCGCCTTGGTTTGAATGGCCAGCAGGTTGTCAGGGCCCGGGGCCTCGCCATCCGGCCACACGTAGAGGGTGTCGTATTCCATCACGTTGGGGTGGCGCTTGGCCATCATGCGGGCGGCTTCCTCGGGCGTCTCGGCCGTGAAGCTGCCGCCGTCTTCCGCGTCGTCTGGCATCACCTCGCACACGCGCCACGCTCTTTTCATCGTGCGGTGGTTGCCGTCGGCGTCGCGGCATAGCGCGCCAGAAACGGCGATCCAATCGCCTTGCGGGTGGATTCGGGCGTCTGCGCCGTAGGCCTCGGCCAAGGCCGTGCAAAGCTTGCTCATGCCTTGGACGGGCAACGGCTGGCGGAATGCTGCCACCCAGTCGTGGCCTTCGGGGCATTCGCCGGGCAGTTCCACGGTGATGGTGCGGGGCGGGGTTTCGCGGCCGGGGTCGGTCGCCGGGTCTGTTTTGGGGTCGGTGGTGTTCATCGTTTTTCTTGTCGGGGTGAATTGTTGGCAGGTTGTTCGCATTTTCGCAAGCGCCATTTTCGGCACCTTTCCTTTCGGCGGCATTCGGTGGCTTATGGGTTCAGGCCGGGCAGGTGCGGCGTGCCCTTTCCAAGTTGTTCGCATCTTGTGCGCGAAGCATTCACCCGGTGCTCGTCACGGTCGTGGTTCAGGTGGCACCGCTGGCAAAGGTGCGCCAAGTTTTCGGCGCGGATGTCGGCCTTGTCGTGCTTGTCGGCCCCCGTGGCGAATGGCTCGCCGAGGTGGGCGGTGGTCAGCACCACCTTGCTGCCCGTCACGGGGTGGGGCTCGCCGTTGGCGGCGTCGCACCATTCGCAGCGGTTGCCCGAGCGGCGGCGGATCACGCGCACCACCCGGGGCCAGTTCGCGGGGTAGCGTTTCCAGTCAACCGGCATCTTCGGGGAGGGCAAGCACGTGAATGTTTCCGGGGCGGTAGGGCCCGACGGGCTTGTCACCTTCGGCAAAGCGGATCCAAACCTCTTCGTGCGGCGGGGTTTCAATCGAAAGCGCCACGATGGTGCCCACTCCCATGCACCGGGTTTCCACGCGCATGCCGAGGCGCAGCTCCCTGATGGTGTAGGTCGGCGAATTCACCAGCTCTTCAGCGGTCACCGTGCGCAGTTCGTCGGCCATGGCTTCAGGCGGGGCGGCGGGCCAGTTCGCAGCGGCCGGGTTGCACGCATTCCCGGGCGGCCCCGGGGTAGGGCTCTTGCCCGCAGGCCTCGCACGGGCGGGTCGGGTCGGTCTGCTTTTTGGCTTCCTCTTCGATGGTGTCGAGTCGCTTGGCCGTGGCTTGCAGCAGGGCGGCGGCTTGCCTCATGTCAAGGGCCAGCTGTGGCACCTCGGCCAGCACTCCCGAAACCCCGGTGGCATGCACCCGGCGCTTGAGGTCGCGCTCTTTGTCGTAGGTGCGCAGGGCGTAGGTGTCGGGGTCGGCAATGCCCAGCGCCTTCAGGGTTTCGCGCACGCCCTCCAAGGCTTCGCTGCGGCTGCTGGCCCGCTTCGTCTCGGCTTCGGTCGCGGCGATCCGTTGCGCCACCGTGACGGCCAGCTCCCGGCCCACCATCCGGCCAAGGGCTCGGGTGTCGCGCTTCGTCTTCAGCCAGTCTTCGAAAAATTCCCGGTTGGGAATCAGCCCCTTGCCGCTCTTCCGCATCAGGAGGTGCTTGTAAAGCACGGCTTCCACTTCCACGGCCATGGCGTGGCGCGGCGCTTTCTTCCGGGTCACCAGCGCCCCGGTGGTCAGCAGCTCTTGCCAGCCTGCTTCCTCGGGAATCTCGCCCTTGGTGGCCACGCCCTGCTTGGTGACAAAAACCAATTCGTGGCACGCGGGGAGGTAGGCCTGCCATTTCGTGTCATGCACGAAATCGCGGCGATCCACCTTCACTTCGTAGCAGATCACCCGTGGCCGGGCCCAGCTGCTGGCAATGGCCAAGAAATCCATTCGTTGGCTGGTCACTCCGGTGCCGCCCCGGGTGGGCACGTTCACTTCGGTGTCGGCCACGTCGTCGGCGTGTCGGTTGTAAAGGGCGCGGATGATGGCGCGGTTTGCTTCGCTGGCGATCATGGCTTCAGAATGGCAAGGATTTGTGGCCGTGGTCGGCCGGGTTGTTTCGTGTCGGCTTCCAGCCAAGGCACCGCCCCGGCGTAGCGGAATTCGGCACCTGCGGCCGCAAGCAAGCCGAGGCTCCATGGAAGGGGCAGAATCACCACGCTGGCGTTGCCCCGGTCGCGCTCTTCGATGGCCTTGCGGGCGAATGCCGCAGGCCCGCCGTGCGGGGCGTCGGCCTTCAGAAACGGCGGGTTGACGTAGTTGCTGCGGCCCCACGGAATCACCAAGCTGTTGAAGCCCTCGGGGCGCGGGCAGGGGCACGGGTCGAAGTCAAAGGCGAATTCGTCGTGAAGCGTTGCCATCAGGTCGGGCGGGGTGAGCCAGAATCGTTTCGGTGGGTTCATGGTTTGCCGCAGCACTTTTTGAATTTCTCGCCGGATCCGCACGGGCAGCTTTCATTCCGCCCGGCCTTCCTGCGCACGCCGTAGGTTTCCGAAACGGGCTTGGCCTGCGGCTCGGGTTCAAGCGGGCCGTCGTCGGCCTTGTCGAAGGTCGCCGGGTCGTCAACGGGCAAGCTGCGGTGGCTGCTGTCAGGCCCGCCCCCGCGCTCGTAAACCTTCACGGTGCCGCTGCCGTCTTCGTCATCGATGAAAAAGGCGTGGCCCGTTTGCTCGTCTGGCATCCCGTGGTGCCATTTTTCGTAGGCGGTCACGCGCACGCACTTGCGGCGGGTGCCTTCCATGCCAGCGCACCACCACGTCGGCTTTTCCACGGTGCCCACGATCACGGTGCCGCGCTCGGCCTTGGCGGGCTGGTAGTTCCACCGGGCGGGCGTCGGGCGCATGGCCACGTGCGGCTTGTCGCAGTCGGTGCAAACCTTCCTTTCGTCGTCGCGCTCATGCTGCCAGTGGGGTTTCCCGCAGCCCTTGCAGCTGGCCTTGCCGATCTCCCGAAGCACCAGCGCACCGGCTGCAATGCTTTCCACGGCCTCGGCACTCCATCCCCATGCCAGCACCTCCCACGGCTCGGGGCGGTAGTATTCGCGGCGGATGTCGGGCCAGATCCGGCCGTCCACATACCATTCGAGGAAGCCACGGCCTGCGGGTTCGACGCCAGTCAGGCGAAACTTGGTTGGCCCTTCCCCGGGCAGGTCGCGGGCGATCACCCCGGCGTCGCGCACGAAAATGCGCACCGTCTCTTCGGTGCTGGCGTTCACGTAGGTGGCCACGGCGAGGCCATCCCGCAGCTTCACCACGTTCAGGTTGGTGGGCTTGGCGTCGGCTTGCAGGGCGTCGGCAAAGCCGGGCGCGGAAACGGCGGCAAGCATGGCCGCCAGCGAAATGATGTTGGAGGGTCGTTTCTGAAAATTCATTGTGGGGTGGCGGCTTGGTGTTGTGGGGCTTTCAGCATTTGAAGGTCGCCGATCAGCACGGCGGAAATTATCGCGTCGGGGCGGTTGGCAATGATCACGGGCAGGCCGCAAAGCAGGCGCTGGCCCAGCTTCGGGCACTCGGGCAGGATCTTGGCCACGGCCGCACCTTGGCCGAGCATGGTCAGGGTTTGCACGGCACCGACCAGCTGTTGCACCATGCTGTGCCCCGCCATCAGGGCGTTGGGTTTCACGGTGTGCTCGAGGGTGAAGGTTTCGGCGGCGTCACGGGCCTTTTTCTCGGCCGCTTTCAGTGTTTCGATGGGTGTCATTTGTTTGGGGAAAAGCTCTTGCGGTAGGATGCGAAAATTTGCGCATGCTGGCGGGCGTTGGGAATCCACAAGCCCAGCTTGCCTTTCAGCGCGGGGCCGTCGAAGGCTCGCACGTCTTCCAGCTTCCAAGCCCAGCGCCCGGGCGTGTAGTCGCCGAGGGCAAGCTCTTGCTCGGAAAGGCCACGCCCGTGGGTGGCGGCCTGCATGTCGTCGACGGGCACGCATTCCACCAGCCGGGCAATGGCCACCACGCGGCCTTTGGCGACCGTCTTCGGGTCAATGCTCAGGTGTGCGCAGAGGTCGCGCTGCGGCCGTGTCATGGCCACCCCGGCATGGATCACCACCCACCCGCGCCACTTCGTCGGCTTCGTGCGGGTTTCCCACTGCTTGCGGCGGTCGGCGATCAGGTTCGCCCACGGGTCGCGCACGGTCAGCACGCGCACGGCTTCGGGGGCTTCGCTTGCGGCGTGGTCGCTGCTCACTCGGCCCCCCTTTCGGCTGCTGCCGCTTGGCGGGCGGCCTGCATCTTCCGTTGCTGGTCGGGGCTGATCACGCGGCCACGGCGCTGGCGGCTGCCGTAGCTGGCCCACAAGCTCTTCAGCATCGCTTCGGGGAGGTTTTCCTTCAGGTGGTCAAGGCTCATTTCGTGGCCGCAGGATGGGCACTTGCAAGTTGGCGGAATTTCTGACATGGGGTCGGGTGTTTTGGGGGGAGGCCCTCGGGTGGTTGGCTTCGGCCGCCTGCCCGAGGGTCTTTTTTTATGGGCGGAAGTGCCCAGCGTCTTGCGCTTCGAAGTGGCGGCGCAGGTGCGCGGGCAGCGGCATCGATGGCGGCAAAATCGTGGCGGGTTTGCGCTCGGGGAAAAAGCGGGCAAGCAGTTGGCGGATGGCTTTCATGGTGTTGGTGGTCTTCACCCAAAAAGCCCGACCAGCTCGGGGGCGCTGGTCGGGCGGGGTTTGGGGGTGGGGGGAAAATCAGCGGGTGGCGGAAAGGTAGCCGGTCACGAAGTGGAAGGCGGCGCGGGCCATGTCACCGTCGCCGAAGCAGTTCAGGAAGCGCACGCGGCCTTCGCTGGCCAGTTCAACGCGGGCACCTTGGCCCCACGTGGCTTCCATGGCGGCGTTGATGGCCTCGGGGTCGGTGGTGGCGCTGCATTCGACCCGGGGCGGGTTGGAAAGGGCGCTGGTGAAGGCGTGGCCGTCGGCAAGGGTGGCGGGTGGTGGTGTCATCGTGGTGGTGTCGGTTGCAGTCATCGGGGCGAAGCTATCGCAGCGCGGTGGGCGGGGTCAATCCTTTTTTGTGCCTTTTTCGGCACCTTTCGAAAGGCTGCCCGTTTTCAGCCACCGCATGGCGTCTTCCCGGGCGTGGCAGTAGTCGGCTTCGCCCACTTGGTTGCCGTCGGCGTCGCGGGTGGTCAGGATCCAAGAGCGGCAGCCGTGCCGGTCAAAAAAGGCGTTGCGGTCTTCGTAGTTCCACCCGGTGCCGTGCTCGTCACGGGTCACGGGTGGGCGTTTGGCTTTGGGGTCTTTCATGGCCGTGGGTGGGTTTCAGGCTTCGCCGGTCAGCAGCGGCCACACGCGGGCCAGCTCTTCGTCGTAGGCCTTGGAATTGCGGCGGCCGCACTGCTTGGCCAGAATGTCGGCGGCGATCTCAGCGGCGCGGCCCCGCAGGTAGTCGCCCCCGGCAAGGTCAAATGCCACGCTGTCGCAGAATCCGCCCCGGCCGTCTTTCAGGCGCTCGGCAAGCGGCCCGGTCACGGCCTGAATGGCGGCGCGGCGGGCAATCTCGGCTTGGCGCTCGGCAGCTTCGGCGGCGGCCTTGGCGATCCCCTCGGGGCTGGCCGCGTAGGCTTCACGCTCGGCCTTGCGGGCGGCGGCGTTGGCCACGCGCTTGGCCTCGGCCTTGGCTTGGCGCTTTTCGCGTTCAAGCTTCGCCTTGGCCAGCTTCATGGCGGGCACCACCTTCATGTCGCCCACCTTTTCGATGCAGTCGCAGCCCACGCCGTATTCGTCGCCGTCGGCGTTGCGCACAATGAACACGTTCATGATGGCCATGCCGCAGTGGCAGCACGTGCCAAGCCCGCCCTTCAGGTGCCGGGGCAGGGCGGAAAGGGCCGCGTTGTAGGCGCTCGGGTTTTCCCCGGCCAGCCAGTTGCTTGGGATGCTGCATGCTCCCACGAAGCGGAAAGGCGCGGGGCCCATGCCTGCGGTGGTGAATGGGTGGGTTTTCACGGTGGCGGTGTCGTCGGTGGTTGTCATCAGGCCGCCAAGGTATCGCAGCGCGTTGCGTTGTCGATCACGAAATGCGAAAACTTTCGCACCGGGTCAAACCCCGCCAAGGCGGCGGCGGGTCACGCCCGCTTGCTTCCATTGCAGGCCGTAGGTGACGGCGTCGTAGGCGTGGTCGTCGCCGTCGGTGTCCACGTCTTCCAAGTTGTTGGGGTCGCGTGGCAGCGTCGGGATGGTGTCAATCGCCTTGCGGCACCGGCTGAAAAAGATGATTCCGGGTTTCCCCTCGGGGTCTTTCGGGTTCGCCGAAAGCCTGCGGTGGAAATCTTGGCAGCGGTGCACGCGGCTGCCCGGCCACTTGTCCACCGGCCGGAATTTCGCCCCGGCCTTCACGATCTGCTTGCCCCGTGGCAGGTCGCTTTGCCCGTTGTTGCTGAAGGCCGCCGAGTCCATCAGGCCGTCAAGGGTTTCGGTGTTCAGCACCACGTCGCCGTTGGCTTCGCGCTCGAGGCCCGTGTCTTTGGCCAGCACCCGGCTGGCGTAGTCATTCGGCAGCATGTCGGCCCGGTAAAGTTCATCGACCACGTAAATGGTGCCGGTGGTCGGTTGCTCGGCCAGCCAGTAGCAGGCGGCCGGGGCCCCGTAGCCGTCGTCGGCCCCACGCCAGACCTTCCAGTCCACCGGAATGGGGAACGGGTCGCAGGTGTGGCGGCTCTTGCGCCATTTGTCGCCGAACATGGCACCGGCCACCACGTCCCAGTCGCCTTCCCGCATGGCTCGCACCAGCAGGGCGTCGCCGAGGCCTTCCAAGCGGCTTTCGTAGTCGGGGTCGTTGGCGATCATCGCCGGGTTGTCTTCCAGCCGGGCGGGGATGAACACGCGGCGCAGGCCGCCTTCCTTTTTCGGCATCTTCACCACGCGCATGGCACCCAGCTTGATGAAGCAGCGTTTCACCCAGTTGTGGCCCACGCCCCCGGGGTTGGTGCCGCAGACGATCCGGGGCAGGCGCTGCCGCAGCTCGGGCGGCACCTTCAGGCTGCCGAGGCGCACCCGGCCCCGCAGGTATCGGTATTGCTTTTCTTCGAAGTGGGTCAGCTCGTCAATGCCCAGCCAGTGGATTTCCGCCCCTTGGTATTTCTGAAGGCTCTTCGTGTATTGAAGATGGCAAAGGTGAATTTTGCTGCCGTTGTCGAAGCGGATTTCTTCCTCGACGATGGCGCACCGCCCGGCGTTCACCAGCGGGGCCAGCAGCTCCCTGAAGCTGGTGGGCCCTTCCATGTGGTTCAGGCGCAAATCCCCGTAGTTGCGGCGGAAGATGTAGGCCTGAAGGCCCGGCACGCGCTGGCACCAGTAAATGGCATCGACGCGCATCAGGTGGCTTTTGCCGCCACCGGCCGCCCCGCCGTAAAGGATTTCGTTGGCGGGCACGGTGAAGGCCTTGGCCTGCTGCGGCTGAAGCTTGAGGTCGATCCGGTCGGCCATGCGTGGGGCCGTGCTCATTCGGTCAGCTTGTGGGCTTTGGTGAGGTGCCACTTGCCGCAGGTCGGGCACTGGTAGGAACGGAGCGGCACGGGCGGCCTGAATTTCTTCACCCGGTGGTTGGCAAGGGCCAGCGCCGCCACCTCGGCTTTCACCTGAAGGTCAAACGACCGCTTGCGCTCGCACGCCCTGCGGCACGCCCATTCCGTGCCCACCAAGGGCGGCAGCGGCTTCGGCCGGGCGGCCAGTTTCTTGCGGGTCTTGCTCATCACTCGCCGGTCATTTCCTCCAATTCGTCGGCGGTCAGCTCTTCCACGTCGGTGCCCGCCCACACGTCGGCATGGTCGCCGATCACCACTTGCACGGCTGGCCCGGTTTCGCCTGAATGGTGGTGGCCCAGCGGCCCGTCGGGGGTGCTGTGCTCCAAGCGGTGGCGGTCGCCCCATCGCTCGGGGAAGCGGCGTTTCAGCACCTCGAGGGCACCCTTGGCCCCGCCTTCCTTCAGGATCTTGTCGACCAGCAGCAATTCGGACATGCCTTCGGCTTCCTTCACGGCCAGCCAGAATTCGCGGAACTTCCCGGCCTTGGCGGTTTCGCCCTTCGTCTTCCAATCCTGAAAGGTGCTCTTGTGAATCCCGCACGCTGCGGCCGCCGTGCAAAAGTAGTGCCCGGCGCGGATCAGGTTGCAAATCTTGTCTTGCAGCTCGGGGGTGAGCTTCAGGGGTCGGCCCATCTTTCCTTCACTCATGCGTCGGCCCCTTTCCATTCGTCGCCGTCTTCGGGCGGCCGCTTCGGCGGCGCTTCCGGGTGGTCAAACTCGGGGTTGCCTTCCAGCCACGCCGAGACGCTTCCCTGTTGCGCGTAGTAGTTCCCACGGGCGGCAGCCACCAGCCCGGTGCGCGGCCCCTCGGGCCCGGTCGCAGGCTTCGAAAAGGTGGTGATGATCACCACGCTGTCGCAGTGCTCGGCCAGCTTGGCGGCCATGTCTTCGGCCATCCGGTCAATCATCGCGGCCGGATCCGGGTCGTTGTCGTCGGGGGCGCTCATTCGGCCGAAATGAAGGTGTGGGGGTTGATTTCCTCGCCGTTTCGCAGCACCAGCACTTCGTCGAAGGTTTCGAAGTAGCGTTGCACGATGGCGTCGCAAAAGCCCTCGTCTTTCTCCATCAGGAAGGCGTTGCGGCCGTCGATCTCGGCCGCCACCAGCGTGCTGCCGCTGCCGCCGAAGAGATCCAGCACGTTGTCGCGGGGCAGGGTGCTGTTGCGCATCGCCCGCCGTGCCAGCGAAACCGGCTTTTGCGTCGGGTGAATGTATTGCGCCGAGGGGTCGCGCTTTTCATCCCACACGGTGGCGCTGTCGGCCATGGCTTCCAGCAGGGCCACAAGCTCTTCCTTTTTCATGCCCCGGAAGTCGGGACGGTCATTCACGAAAAGCGTGGTCTGGCATCGGTCGCCAAACCACGGCGTGCTTGCCCCGGCCTTGCAGGCGTAAAGCGCGGGCTCATGCGCCCAGTGGTAATCCGCCCGCGAAAGCGCGAGGTGCTTCGCCCAAATCAGCTGTGACCGCACTTCCCAGTCGGCCGCCCGCAGCGCCGTTTCGAATTCGATGTGGCACTTGCTGGCGAGGAACACGTAGGCCGCGCACTCGGGCATGGTGTGCTGGTGGGCATTCCGAAAGCAGGCGGTCAGGAAGTCCACCAGCGTGGTGGTGGTCAGGGCGTCGTTTTGGATCTTCCCCTTGGCCTTGCGGCCGTCGCCCCGCTGGCTGTTGTCGTAGTCGACGCCGTAGGGCGGGTCGGTGAAAAGCACCCGGGCCCGGTGGCCGCGCATCAGCCGGTCGCAGTCGGCCGGGTCGGTGCTGTCGCCGCAAAGCAGCCAGTGGCACGGCAGGCCGTCGGCACTCACGAATTGGAAGAGGTCGCCCCGCTTCGTCTTCGGCTTGCTTGGTGGCGTCACTTCGGCGTCGGGGTCGCGCTTGGGTTCCACGGGCTTGGTGCCTAGCAAGTCTTCGATTTCGGCGGCGCTGAAGCCCAGCCCGAACACGTCGACGGCCTTGGCATCGAGGCCTTGCACCAGCTCGGCCAGCTTGCCCATGTCCCAAAGGCCTTGCCCTACGCGGTTCAGCATCACGTTGAGCTTGCGCTCGGCTTCGTCGTCAAGGTTCACCACCACGCACGGCATTTCCGTGGCCCTGAATTCGTTGCGGGCCACGGTCAGGCGCTGGTGCCCGCCCACCAAGTTGCCGGTGCGCTCATTCCAGACAAGGTTTTGCACCAGCCCGAATTCGCGCATGCTGTTGGCGATGTCGTCGTATTCGGGGTCGCCGCGTCGCAGCTTTTTGCGGGGGTTGTAGGGTGCGGGGTTCAGCAGCCCCACGGGCACCATTCGGATGGCAAGTTCCATGGCCCCCGGTTTATCCACGCCAATGGATTCAGCCAAGCGCAAACGTGCGCGGGATGGCTCATTCGGGCGGCGTGCGAGCCTATTTCGGCCCCTTGCATGCTTTGTTGCCCGGGCAGGCGAGGCACCTGTTGCCGCGCCACTGGCCCGACCACTTGCACCGGAAGCGTTCACTTCGTGGGTGGTGGCAGTTGGTCGCATGCTTCGGCCCGGGCGGCTTCGGCACGGGAAAGGCCACGATCTTGCCCGGTTCCACTTCGGGCGGCTCAGGCTTCGGCGGGTGGTCGGGGTTCATCGGTGCGAAAATTTGCGCATCAGCTGGCCCGCTTTTCGTAGGCATGGCACACGGCCGCCACCTCTTGAAATGTCCCGTGGTTGCCGCTGAAGGCTTCGAAGCTCAGGAGGGCTTGCTCCATTGTTTCGCCACGCTTCCTTTGCAGGTTGGCGGTTTTCACCTTGGAATGGCTGGCAAATAGCGTTTCCCGTGGGATGCCGTTCAGCACGCCTTGCCCCCTGCGGCATTGCTCCATGGCTTCGCTGAAGGTCGGGAGGCTGCCGCCCTCGATTGAATACGGGAAGCAGAGGTAAAAGTTCCGTTCCTTGCGCCGAATCATCACGCTGCGGGTGGCCATCACAATGGCCCGGTGGCGGCAGATGAAAAGCCCGGGGAATTTTATGCTGTCGGGCACGCTGTCGGGATCCACGCGCATGCGGGCGGGCCGTCCACCGGCCTTTCCCCACGGCTTGCTTGTTTTCTCCCACTCGGCACGCTTGGCCATGGCCAGCTTCAGCGCCGCCTTTTCCCCTCGCACGTGAATGACCACGCGGTGGTTTTTCCGCACGCCGTCGGGCGAGCCTGAAACCTGAAAGGCTTCGTAGGGTTTCCGGTTTCCGCCCGGCTTCACCCACACTCTGGAAATTCCAAGGGGTAGGCCTCTTTTTGTCATCTTCGGTTTGTTCATGTCGTTGGGGAAAGGGTTGGCAAATCCATCTGTGCGTCGATCACCACGCGGCGGTCGCCGGGCCTGCGGCTTCCATCCCACCACGTGGTCGGCGGGTCTTGCAGCACCCGCCAGCGAAGGCCGCAGGTCGGGCAGCCGAAAACGTCACGGGAAATGCAGCCGTCGGCAAAGCTGCTTTCGTGGCCGCAGGGGTGGCCGATCCCGCCGTCTGGCCAGATGGTCGGCGCGGGCTTCGGCGGTGCTGGCTTGATGGCGGTCTTCATGGCTCGGGGTCTTCGTGGCAAAGGTCGCAAACCACCCCGCCGTCGGGGCCGTCGTGGCTGCATGCGGTGCAACAATCGGCCCCGCAGCTGTCGCATTCGTGCTGGTGCGCACCCTCGCCGATGGTTTCGCCGCACTCAGTGCATGGCCGCAGCGGGTCGGCCCGTCGGTCAAGCATGCTGTCGATCTCGGCTTCGGTCGCCTTCGGGAATTTCCCCGTGGCCTGAAATTTGCCGTCGGCTGTCTTCGTCACCTCGCCCCGCTTCAGCATGGCTTCCAGCTCGGCCGTGATGGCCATCAGCCCGGGGTCGGCCGGGTCGGAATTTTCCCCGGCTGCGGCGGGCGCTGCATTTCGTGGCGCTCCCGGTGCGGATAAGTCGGTTATTTCGGCCGTTGCATCGGCTGGCGATCGGTCGCAAGTCGTTGGCGCTGAAGGGTTGGCAAATTCCAGCAGCACGTCGCCGTGGCAGGGGTCGCCCACCTTGCACCAGCAGGCCACGGGCTTGCCTTGGAGGTGGTGGCGCATGCTTTGGCGGCTGATTTCGTTGTCGTGAAGCATGCGGAATGCCTCGACGGCCATCACCACGGAAGCGGCGCGGTGTGCCAGTGCCCCGCCTTCGTTGATCTTTCGGGCGATGTCCATCACCCGGGCGTCGCCCCTCGCCTTGCCCATGACGGCCAGCAGCCAGCCCCCCGGCCCGGCCTCGGGCACGAAGGGGTTGCCCCATGGCCCGGGGCGGGAGATCACCACGGCGTCGGCGGGTTTCTTCCAGCCCTTGCGGCGTTGCAGTTGGATGCGTCGGGGTGTCATCGGTCGGGGCGTGTGAATCTGCGGTTGCAGCTGGTGGCAAGCAGCAGCTCGAGGAGTGCCTTGTTTCCGTCGCTGAAGGGGTAGCGGTCGCCGCTTTCGTCGGCAATCAGTCGGTGGCCGAGGTCGCTCAGTGGAATGGCCACGGTGGCGTTGCTGCTGTATTCGTTGGCGAGGGCTTGGGTCTTCGTGAAGGTTCCCGCTTCGGACACGCTGGTGGTGTAGCCTCGGGCCTCGGGTCGCCACCATGCCACCAGCGGGTCGCCGGTGTAGCTGTGCTTCACGCTGGCCAGCAGGTAATCGGCCGGGGGCTTGGCCGTTCCCCGCAGCATGGCCAGCGTCTCTTCGGGCGAGCTTCCTTCCAGCCAATGGCCTTTGGTCGTCACTGCCCGCTCTTGCTCGCCCATGGCTTGCACGGTCACCACTTCCTCTTGCGGCACGACGTCGCAGTGGTCGCAGCAGACGCACCCGCTCTTGCCTTCCAGCCATACCACGGCGCTGTGGCCACCCAGCACGCTGGCTTTCGTCTTTGTCCGGTAAAGGGTGCCTTCCCCCTCGCCTTTGATTTCGCGGTAGCGGATCCAGTCGCCCACGGCAATGCAGTGGTTGAAGTCGTCGGCAGCCACCTGCGGGGTGATTCGTTGTTGGTTCACTGGTGTGGGTTGGGTTGGGTGGTGATCATCAGCTTGCCTTCGGGGAAGTAGCTGCGCCCGACGCGTTCAATCTTCGCCAAGGCTGCTTTGAATGCTTCGGGCCGTTCAGCCACGGGGTGGTCAAGGGGTCGGAAGAGTCGCCCCTTCATTTCCAGCTTTTCTTTCCTCTCGGGCATCAGCCACACGGTGGCGGCGTCGATCTTGTGGTAGGCGGGGCGCGGCACCCGGGTTTTCACCGTGTGGAATTCCAGCAGGCCCCGGTGCCAGTCGCCCACCATGGTGAAGCGTGCTTTCACGTCGTCGCCGTAGTCGAAAACCGAAGCCAAGGCCCCGTAATTGTCGACGGCCCCGTGCATCCATCGCAGCGCCTCGGGCGTGTCGATTGTCAGGCTGCTGCTGGTGTGCTTGTCTTCGCCATTCCACCGGCCGGTGATGGTCTTGCCGAAGGCCAGCGCCATGGCGGCTTGCAGGCGTCGCCACGTGTGGCGCTTCAGGCCAGCTTCGGCACTGCGGCCGTGGGCGCGTTTCCAATCGCAGCGGGAAAGGCACCGCTCGAGGCTCAGGCGCAGGGTGCTGTCGCCGTGCGGGGCGATGCTCAGTGTCAGGCCCCGCCAGTTGAAATAAAGCCCGTGGTGGCTCATGATGCCTTCGGCAGGCGGTGCCGTGGTGGTCAGCAGGCTTTGCGCGAGGTCGCGCACCCATTCGTTGAATCCCCCGCAGCGGCCGGGGTAGGAATTGCGGAATGGGATCAGCGTGTCGTCGGTGGTGGTCGTCGTCGTTTTCATCGTGTTGGGAAAGGGGAAGGCCCGGGCAGCGTGGGGGG